TTCGATATAGTCAAAGCTGATGGAAGATTAAAAACTGTGAGTGATGATGATTTTAATAGTTATATTTGTGGAGAAAAGTTTGCTAGTTTAGATGGGGACAATGTTGTTTTCAATAGTTCTTTAATTCATCCTGAAACTGCAGCAGACGATGTTACAATTTGCTCATCTGAAGATTTTACAAAAGAAAAAAATAAATACGTTGAAGATATTACTAAATTTTTATCAAAGCATACTGCTAAATTAAGTTTAGCTGAGTTTTCAAGTATCAAAACAAGAATAGAAGCTTACAAAACAGCTTTAGAAAATGTTGATCTGTCTTCTGTCACTTTTCCACAAAGTGTAAATTTTATGAGACATTACCTTAACAACGAATCTGTTGAGAGTTTTCATAAAGATTTTTTCGTTTAAAGTTTACTTTTACAACATTTTTCTATAAATATTCTTTATGTCCTTAGAAAAATATATAAGAATTTATCCAGCAATTCCAGATGCAAAAACTATCACTAAGTTTTTAAAATATTTAAACAAAACATTTAAAGAAAAAAAATTTGTTACAGGTTCTATAGCTGGTCAGCGAGAAGATATTGTAGATAAAAAAGTTAGAGATGTTGAAATTTTAGGTTTAGGTCCATTACACGATTCTTTAAGTAATGTGCATTGGTATAATTATTTGAGTTATTTAATTATTCAACAAATGAATAAATATATAAGAGATTTTCCAGACATACACAGAGCAGCTATTTTTGACATGCAAGCCTTAAGATATGGAGTAGGAGGTCATTACAAATTTCATGTCGATGATGGCCCAACATTCAATAGAAAGTATAGTTCTATTTTAATGTTAAATAATGATTTCAAAGGTGGCAGTTTATGTTTTAAATTAGGTGATAGTGATAAGATTATAAAAATGCCAACAAAACCTGGACATGTAGTTATTTGGCCAAGTAATTTCATGTTTCCTCATGCAGTAGAGCCATTAACCGAAGGAGTGAGATATTCAGTAGTATCATGGATGCGTTAATTAACGGATATAAACACATTAAGAATTTTCTTACAAAAGAGGAAGTAGAGTTACTTACTCATTATACAAGATTAAAACATAGATCTAATTTCAATAGTTTTGATACAGAACAAAGCGATCAAGGAGATACTATGTTTTATGGAGATCCTGTGACTGACTCATTATTGATTACTAAAAAGAAATTGATGGAAAGAGAAACAAAATTAAAATTACTTCCCACTTATACTTTTTGGAGAATGTATAGTTACGGTGCAGATTTAAAAAAACATAAAGATAGACCATCATGTGAATATAGTGTGACTGTAAAAATAAACTCTTGTGGGGTCAAATGGCCTATTTTTATGGAAGGCACAGAAATAGAATTAGACGTTGGAGATGCAGTAATCTATAAAGGATGTGAACTTGCACATTGGAGAAATGACTTTGAAGGTGATTGGCACGCACAAGTTTTTTTACATTATGTAAATGCAGACGGTCCACACAAAGAATGGTTCAAAGATAAAAGAATAATGTTAGGCATTACAAAAGGTTAAATGAAAATAGAACAAAACAAAAAAACAGGTGGGGCAGATATAGTATTTAGTTGGAGAGAAGTTTGGATAATAATAAAATACAGAAGATTAAGATTTGATCAACAAAGTTTTCAAAGTTTTAGTGGCAGACTTTTACGAATTATTATGGATTGGAATTTATATTTTGATAATCCTGATATTAAAGATGTAGGTGAGATCAAAAAAGAAGATCTAGTAAATCCGAATGTTAAAACAGATAAATAAAATCATACAAAAAAAGATAGAACGTGAGGTGTTTCTTCATGAAGTTACTTTAGATATTGATTCAGAATATTTTATACAACAAATAGAAAATAAGATATCAGAGAAAAATTTAAATTATAGAACTAATGTAGAGGGTAAAATGACTACATGGAATGCATTTGTAAATGACCCTAATTTTGTAAAGGTGCTTAAATTTGGATTAGATGCTTTATCAAAACATATAAATTATGAACATGTGTATTTAGCAGATGCTTGGGGTATTAAGATTGATAAAAATGATTACACAAAATTACATGATCATGCATCATCTATGTATTCAGGTATATTGTATTTGAATGATGTAGATCAAAAATTAAATTTTCCAGAGTTAGGTATGAGTGTAACTCCCAGAAAAGGAACTTTTGTAAGTTTTTCAGCATGGTTAAAACATAAGGCAGATCCAAATCAAGGTGAAACAAAATATGCAATTCCTTTCAATTTAAACCCAGTAGTACACAATTCCTTCAAGCCTGATTAAGATTTTCAAGATATTTAAAACTGTAATATAAAATGATATAATCTAGCATGCCTTTAGCAAAAGTAAACATAGCACCAGGATTTGACAAACAATCTACACCAGCAGATGCAGAGGGTCGTTGGATAGATGGGGACAATGTAAGATTCAGATATGGAGAGCCAGAAAAAATAGGTGGATGGTCAGCTTTAGTAGATCAAAAATTAGTTGGTGCAGCTAGAGCCCAACATGTTTGGTCAGCTACTAATGGTAAAAGATACGCAGCTATAGGCACTGACAAAGTTTTGATTATTTATTACGAAGGTGCTTTTTATGATATTACTCCTTTAGAGACTGATAATTTTTCTACCGGAGCAAACATAACGACAACGAATGCGTCAACTACAGTTACCATCACAACATCAGCTGCACACAATTTAGAAGTAGGTGAGATTGTTACCTTTGCAAACGCTGGATCATTCAATGCAGCTCAAACAGGTTTTACAGCAACAAGCTTCGATGATATAAAATTTGAAGTACAAACTGTTCCTACAATTACAACTTTCACGATCATGATGTCTTCAGCAGAAACTGGATCAGGAACAACGAACAACGGAACTTTAGATGTCAATCCATACGAGCCTGTCGGTCCTTTGAATCAAACCTATGGTTATGGTTGGGGCACTTATTTATTTGGTGGACGTACAGTGGCACAAACAACTACCACAATGAACAACGGTGGAACTTTGGCTTCTGGAACTACGGCTCAAGTAATTTTAACTGATGCAACTAACTTTCCTAATTCAGGTACTATTAGAATAGGTTCTGAAGACATCGCTTACGCTAGCAAATCTTCCAACACCTTACAAACTTTAAGTCGAGGACAAAACGGGACAACGCCTGCAAACCACTCAGATGGGTCTACCGTAACTAACATTACTGAATACATTGGATGGGGAGATGCATCAACAGCAGCCGGTGTATCTATTGATCCTGCGAACTGGTCTTTAGATAATTTTGGTAATATTTTAGTTGCTACCATTCATAATGGTAAAACTTTTACTTGGGATGCCAATGCCTCAAATCAACTGGCTACAAGGGCAACAGTGGGCACAGGTATGCCTACTCAATCTGTGATGACCATTGTATCTGATAGAGATAGACATTTGTTTCACTTAGGCACTGAAACCACAATTGGATCTGCAACCTCACAAGACAAAATGTTTATTAGGTTTTCTGATCAAGAAAGTTTAAGCACATATGAGCCTACCTCAACCAACACAGCAGGAACTTTTAGGCTTGATGATGGCACTCAAATAATTGGAGCTTTTAAAGGTAAAGATTATTTATTTGTATTAACGGATACTGCATCATATGTAATTCAATTCGTAGGTCCACCTTTTACTTTTTCTATTTTAAAGGTTGGTTCTAATAATGGTATGTTAGGTCAACACGCAGGTCTATTTGCTAATGGTGCTGTGTATTGGATGGGTAAAACCGGTGGGTTTTATGTATACGATGGAACAGTCAAATCGTTACCTTGTTTAGTTGAAGATTTTGTATTCACAACTAATGGCAATAATCCAGGAATAAATTATAACTCAGGGCAATTAGTTTATGCAGGAATAAACGAGTTGTATTCAGAGATTAACTGGTTTTACGCCACTGCAGCTTCAAACAAAATTGATCGAGTTGTAACTTATAATTTTGCAGAAAATGTGTGGACGACAGGTACACTAGACAGAACAACTTGGGTTGGATCAACAGTT